CAGCACACCCAGGTTGATCAGGTACAGCCCGGAACGCGGAACCACGATCTGGGTCTGCGCAGAGTTGTCCCACATCCCGAAGTTGTCCCACGGCGCCTCATCCCACCCGAGGATCGTGTCCTGCGCGGATTGGATCGTGCCGGTATCGCGGGTGTAACGGACTGCGACCTGCGGGGCCTCATGCAAAAACAGCTGGTTGCCGAGCATCCCGTTGATGGTCGCCGCACGAGGCTTCGCACCAACTGTCACCTCGAGGTCGCCGGGGTCGGTCCAGGCGTTAGCGATCGCCACGATGGCTCCTCATGGCGCCCACTGTGCGCCCTCGTCGTCCCACCCAGGACCGCCCTGGCTGCCCAAATCGTCGTTCCATGTCATCCAGCCGCCGGCACCGAAGTACGGCGACAAGTCGAACCGTGCGATCCACGACCCATCCCGGCTAACCTCGTGACGTATCCGCTCCACATGCAAATCCGCGTCCACGTCCCCCGCATCGCCCGGCGGGGTATGGGCAAACGTGACCAGATCGGCAATCGTCAGGCCGAACATGGCCGCGCCGCCGTTGCGTGACTCCACCGCAACCCCGTCCAACCACAGGCGTGGGTCAGCCAGCCGGTACAGGATCCACTCGGCCAGAGCCTGCGACTCGTAACCAGGCAAACCCAGGTCGCGGACCGGTACGTCCCGATAGCCGTACGCGTCGACCGCCGCCTGGCGGGTCGCCGTGAACTCCTCGCCGGCTTCCGAGGTGACGATCGCAACGTTGGTCAGCAGCTGCGTGTCGTACACCGGATCGACCGACGACACCTTCATACCGCCGACACCGAACGTGGCCTGCGACGACACCCCGAGCCGGGAATGGCGGGACCGGAACGTGATACCGCCGTCCCCCGCGATCCATAGGTAGCCGTCCTCGGCGTCTGCGGCATCGTCGATCTCTTGGCGGACGTTGGACCGGTCAAGCTCCAACGGCTCCAGGGTCACAACGCCAGTGTCGATGTCACGAAGGGATGCTGGCCAGGACGCCAGATCAAGGAGCGCGTCAATCCTCTCGCCGGTCCGCTGGCGGGGCAGATCGACGTCGACGTCGATGGTGCCGAGCATGGCCATAGCATCGACGAGCCGGACCTGCGTGAGGCTCTGACCCCACTGTGGCCATGCAGGTGACCAACCGTCCACCCAACCCGTGAAAAGATCGTAGGTCGTCGCGTCGTAAACGGCCTGGAGTCGCGCGTGACGCATCGGGACGAGGTTGTAGGTCGCGGAAACGTTGGTGGGGTCGAGTGCCCGATCCCGGTTATTGAGGGTGACGGATGCTTCCCCGGAGGAGTTCCCGGACCGGCCCATGCCTCGGACCGAATGGGCTCGACCTTCCAGACGGGACGACAGGTCGGTCCAGTCCCCCGGACCAGGCTCTGACATCGCATCAACGTCGAACGCGACCTCGAAGACCAGCGACCAGGGCCAGTCGCTCACAGCCAACCGCCGCCACGTTCACGGCCGCGCTTGACGATCTGTCCGGCGAGAGCGTCGATGGTGGCTTCCTCGGTGAACAGGTGACGGCCACCGACATGGACAGGCATCTGGACAGTCACGGTTGACCGGCCGGACCCTGATGGGTCGGCGCGGCCGTACATGTCGGACACCGACGTGATGCCCTCACCCGCTTCGGTGAGCGCCCAAACCTCTTGGCCCGGATAGCCAGGCACGATCCCGCCCTCGTGGAACGGCCCCGACGTGCCGGTTGCACCCCCAGGGCGTCCCGAACTTGACCCGGCATGGCCGGGGACAGGCGCAGGGCCATGTACCGCACCGGACGACGGTGCGCCGAGGACCCCGCCGGAGGACGGAAACGCATCCACAAGCTGATCGCCGACCCAGCCCGCGATCGGGTTGCCCTGCACCTGCAGACCCTCACCGATGATCCGCGCGAAATCATTGGCGAAGAACACGCCCCAGGTTTCGAAACCTTCAAGGATGGCCTTGCCGAGCGCGGCGGCGAACGCGCCACCGGCCTCGATAGCGAAGTCGATAAGGGCTGGCATGACCGTGTCATTCAGCCACCCTTCGATCTGCGGCCAGGACCGCTCCCACTCGACGCGGACCTGATCCATCGCGCCCGCAAGCCCATCTTCCTCGAACGCCGTGACGATGCGTTCCACAGCGGGAACGACGTTCTCGTCAGCGAACTCCAAGAACACCTGCTGCGCGGACCGCCACGCTTCAGTCCAACGGGTCGAGATGTTGTCGTAGGCCGTGTCAGCCATCCGGTCGACCGAACCCTCAACGTCGGTCATGCCATCCTGCATGTCCCGCAACGACCCCAGAAACTCGGGAATGTCGGACGTGGAGATGTCCTCCAGCGGAGTGCCGAACAGGGCGATCGCCGCGTTCGACTGCTTCACCGGATCCTCCATCGAAAGCAGGCCCTCGATGATCTCCTCGAACGCACCCCGAGCGGTGTCCCCGCCCTCCAAAATCCGTCCGGCCATCGTCTCCGCATCAAGCCCGATCGCCCCGAACGCCTCCTCCGAAGTCGACGACATGTCGGTCGCCCGGATCGTGAACTCCTTGATCGCATCGCCGGCCTTGTCGATGCCGAACATGCCGTCTTCGGCACCGTCGATCAGCAAAGCGAACGCCTCCGAGGCATCAAACCCCAGATCGTCAAAGAACTTGCCGTACTCGTCGGACGCTTCAAGCAGCTCTTCGCGTAGGTGTGACGGCATCTCCTGCATCCCGCGGGCGATCGAGTCGAACGCCTCATCGGCGTCATCAACCAGCCCAGAGCGCAACAGAATCCCGGCGGAAGACACAGCGCGAGACACGTCGATGTTGAACACATCAGCGACCGTCATCGCCTTGCGGGTCAACCGCCCGACGTCCTCGTCCGTGCGGGCGTCAAGCGTCGACCACACCCCCTCGACAGCGGTGTTGACCTCCCCGATGGAGTCGCCCCACGCCTCCGCATACACCTCGCCAGAGATGCGGCCAAGCCGGTCAGCGGTCGCCTCATCCAGGCCCAGCGCGGCGCCAAGCATGTCGGTCTGCGCGTCACGAGCGAACGCTTCCAGCAGCTGCGAACCGATACCTGCAGCAGCCGCACCGACAGCACCAAGCGCAGCCAAGATCCCGCCCGTGGAGATGCCATTCAGAGACCGCTCAAAATCGTCGACCGGTTCATCCCACGACGAAATCTCCCGGTCAATCTTGGACCCGGCACCGCGAATGTCGTTCGACGTCCGGTCGGCAGCGCCACCGACCTCCATGAAGCTGCGGTCCATCCGACCTGCCGACGTCGACACATCGCCGGCAAGGTCTCGGGCCGATATGCCGGTCGACGTCAACGACCGTTCCATATCGGCGCCAGAGTCGTGGACGTCCTGTGCCGTATCGCGGGCAGACCCGGAGGTCCGTTTCATCTCGGCACGGAACTCGTCCGCGACCGCGGTCAGCTTCGCGGAGACGGTCTGCTCGGCCCGGCCGGTGACGTTACGCACCATCAGACGTCCCCCTCCTGGTCCCGAAGGACACGCCACCGGATGCCGTCGCCGGCAGTGTGGTCACCGTTGCCCTGGTCGCGCCTGACCGTCCGTGAACCGCGGTCAATCGCGGCACACCCGCCGCAGACCGCCGGAACGGCCGTGTATCCGTCCCTCATGCCCTCGCCCGTGGACTCCTCAAGCGACTGGCCGCACCGTCCGCACGACTCGTCGCGACGATGCTGCCATGCCAGCGCAGCCCCATACGACTCGGCATCCCACCCGCGGAACGTGGTGAGCGGAACACCGGCAGGACCGCAGTAGTCCATCTCCGCCCGCAACAACGGGTCGGCGGCGAGAGCATCTAGGTAGGGCGGATCCGATCGCCACCCACATTCAGCTCACCGATCTTGCGGAATAGCTGCACGACCTGGCCCTCGGCCAGACGGTCGATCAGCTGCTCTGCCGACTCAACATCAGGGATGTCGTCCACACATGCAGCAAACGCGGGAGAGATCAGGGTGACAGGCACCGACGACGTCCGTGTCAGCGGCACCTCCGGCACCCCTTCCTTGCGGGGGTGTGCGTCTACGAGCTTGCGCCACTCCTCGAACGGCAGCGCCCGCACCGTGAAGGTGTGCGACGCTGCCTGCACCCTGGCCTCAAGTTCGGCAACCTCGGCGACCAAACCATCGACCTCATCGTCGGCCATCGTGTCGGACGCATCCTCGGCCTTGGACAGCCGTCGGCGTGCATCTTCGAGCGAGTGCTGCACCTCACCATCGAGGCACAGCGTCTCAGTATCGACCCGTGGCTTGGTCTTGGCGAGAATGTCGTCGAACAACATCAGACCCCAGCCGCGATGGCCGCACCGATCACCGGCGCATTCTCATTGTGGAGGGTCACCGTCATGCGCTGCTCGGTGTTGGACTGCGACTGGTTGAACACCGGCAGATGCGTGGTGCCCGAGTAGACGTCCACGACATCGCCTTCAGCCCAATCAATACGGTCGGTGGTCTTGACCACAAGGTGGCCTTGCACATTGCCGTCAACGAAAAGCGTGTAGAACTGCTCGCTACCGCCCGCGAGCTTGCGCTTTCCGACCAACACGACCGGCCCGCCGTGCGTGCCAGGCGACTCGGAATCGTGCTGGTCTGCGATCGAGCCAGTCGGGATCGCCTGACGGTTCGACGGTGGGGTGAACCCGTCCTTGACGATGTAGACCTCGATGTCGTCACCGGTTCCGAGCTCGGTGATGGTCGGTGCGGTGCGGTCAGCGATGGTGGTGACCCAGGCGAACTTGGTGTTGCCGTCATAGCCGAGGGGTGGCATGGTGTCTCCTTCATGCAGGGGGTTTGATGCGTGCAGTAATCGGGTTCGTTGTGGCGTTCGTGCTGCTGATGGTGGTGGCGTCCGGCTTCGGTCAAGACGACGACGGGGTAGAGGAACCGCCGCCTCCCCCGGCCCGCGTCGAAGACGCGGCGGACGGTCAAGAGGACGGCACGGACCTGGCCGCCGAAAACGCCTGCACCCATTGGGCGAACATCGCCAGAGACTGGACGGACGGGATACTCACCGACGGCGAGTTCCGGACGAAGCTCCAAGAGGTCCATGAGGACGCGCGTCACGCCGAGGACGTACGGATCGGCGAACAGTCAGCGACGCTGCTGCGGGTGGTGACCGAGGGCAAGCCGGACGCGACAGTGATGCTGGCAGCCGACGTGTTCTCGAAGACCTGCCTGGACGAAGTGCTCGACCCGCCCAGCTAGCTGTCGGACTTCGCGACAGGCTTCGGACCTTCCTTCCAGCCTTTGGCCTTCCAGACGCCCTCAAACGCACGACGGGTCGTGGTCGGGCTCCCGTCGAGCTTCGGGTGATACATCACGATGCGGTCCTTTGGGGACGTCTTGGTCTGCTTCTTGGCTGGCATGGTGGCTCCTTCAGTCTCCAACGTGGATGGTGAACCGCGGGTAGGCATAAAACAGAGGGGGTCCGCCCGACGTGTCGTCACGGACGGGAGGTCCGGACGCATCGACCTGCACCGTCCAGTCACGATCGGCCGCGAGCAACAGATCGAACATGCGGCGTGCGACCCACTGCGCCTGGCCCCGCGACCCGCCAACACAGGTCCCCTGGATGCCGACGGCGATCTCGCCCCACGGGTCACCGATCGAACCGCCATAGCCAGGATCGTTGTGGTCATCGTCGAGAGGGAACACCACCACGTAGGGCGGGGCGAGGTCTTCGCCCTGACCATCCACACGGGTGGTGGCGTTGGCATCCCCGACCGTGACCCCACCGTCGCGCAGATCGGCGACGACGTTGTCTGCGACTTCGCGTGGGGTCACGATGAGAACACGCGGGCGAGTTCGTCGTCGAGCCGTCGAGCCAGTGCGGTGCGGGCGTGCTTCGCGGACTGACGGACGAACGGGACAGGCTCGATACCGCGGGCGCCGTACTCGATGAAGAACCCGACCGGCTTGCCGCTATCGTCCCGGTTCGTCGGCCCGATAGAGGCGGTACGTCCCTGGTCGGCGTACAGGACGGTGATCGAGTCGCGCGTATCTCCGGAGTCGACCGGCACGCGCCGGAACTGTTCGTCGTAAACGTCGTCAGCGGTTTCGCGGATAGCCCGGATCACGGCCTGGTCGCCGAGTTCTGCCCAACGGTCGAGCTGGTCGGCGAGGTCGATCAGCTCGGTGGTCTTGAATGCGACCTTGGCCATCAGCCGATCACCTCCTCGCATACCAGACGCCGGTTTGTTGGAAGGCTCGACTTCGTGATGTCCAGCACGCGAAGTTCAAGCCCATCGAGGCGCGGATCGTGGCCAGACGCAACCGTGACCAGGTCTTCTACCCGAATGTCCTCGGACAGGCCAGTCAACGTCACGTCGTATTGCCGCAGCGACGTGGGGTTCTCGCCGAAATCCACGACCCGGTCTGCGCCGACAGGCAGAACTAGGCATGGGCCGGTGTACGCCTCGGTCAACGCAGGGTCGGTCAACTGGCCGGTTTCGGGGTCAAGGACCGGATCGGCGTCCGGATCCTCTCGGGTGATGACGCAGGTGGCAGCCTGGAGACGTCGCGAATAGGCGCCGGCAGCTGACAGCGGCCCGGTCAACATCAGGCCAACGTCCTGCGCCACCGCAAGGGCCCCAGCTGCTCACGGTGCTCCTTGGCGAGCGACAAGACGCCATGACCGCGACGGAAGTTCTGTGTCACACCATCGGCAGAGAACGAGTCCAGGTTCTGCGGGTTGGCTGCGGCCTCAGCCGCGATCTCGAGCACGATCCGATCGGCGGTCGCGATCTCGAACGAACCGGCCGCGAATCCGGTCGTGTAGGTCACCGTGACCTCGTCACCCCAGGGGGTCGCATTGCCGTCTGTATCGATCCGTTTCAGCGAACCGCCCACGGAGACTTCGTAGTCATCGGTAGTCAGCGTCTCGCCGTCCTCCTCGACCCCCGACACGGTAAGCGGCCACGCCGATGGCACGACCCAGATGGTCGCGCCCGCGGGCTCGAAGCTCTCGACGTATCCGTCCTCCGCCAGCGGCGACCGGACATAGCCGTCCACGGCCTGGGACGCTCGCTCAAGCAGCGTCACGCTGGTCGCGACAGGGATCTCGTACTGGACGAGAGCTTCGAGGTCCGCGGTGGTGGCGTACATCAGCTGGAGCCCGTGGCCTTCTTGGCCGCTTCAGGCTTGACGGCGGCACCCTGACGGACGAGCCGTTCGGCCTCCTTGGTGGGCACGTCGATGGTTTCGCCGGGCTTGGGCCACGGCTTGCCGTTCCGGGTGCCGGAGATGGGGTGTTTGATCTCGATCTTCGCCATGTGGTTCCTCCATGTGGGGCGAATGGGTGCGGCGGGGCGCCCGTCATGGACGCCCCGCCGTGGATCAGGCCGCAGCCTGGATGAGGTGCTTCACGGCACCGGTCGTGTCGACCAGCTTCCCGTCGGTCCGCATGATCGAACGGAACGTGACCAGGTCGCTGGAGAACGCGAAGTGGTCCGACCGTTCGAACCGCATCGTGCCAACGTCGCGGATGTAGTAGCCGGAGAAGTCACCGAACGCGGCGCTGATCGCGCCGGCAGCCGGCGCCGCAACGTTGTGGTCGGTGACCACGGGACGGCCCAGGATCCGGTCCGGGACACCGTTGCGAAGCGACGGCTCCCACAGGTACTGCCCGTCGGCGTCCTTCAGCTTGCGGAGGATCGCGAGGGTCGCATCGTTGAGGAGCCAGTAGGCGTTGCGCCGGTACGGGGCGATCACCGAGAAGTACAGATCGATGACCTCGTCCGCCGTCATGGTCGCGACCGCGGCAGCGGTGACACCGAGCGTGGTGTCCTCGAGGACACCGGTCGGCTTCGAGCTGCCATCGCCGGTGACATAGTGGGTTCCGGTCGCTTCACCGAGCGCACGGCCTGCGTCACGCGCGATGAAGTCGAGCAGGTTCACGCCAGTGTCGGCGATCAGCTCGCTCGACAGCTGGATGAGCTGCCCGTACTTATAGGCGTCCAACTCGACCTGGTTGAAGGCCGGGTCCGACTCCGCGAGTGCGGTCGCTTCGGACACGAGCGCGGCGGAACCCTGACCGGTCACCTTCGGGATCAGCATCTTCTCACCGGACTGGGTGGTGAGCACCGTCGCGTTGGTCTGCCGGATCGCGGACCGTTCGGTGAGGAACTCGTAGAGCCGCCCGACGAACGTCTCCGGGACGGTGTGACCGCCGGCCGTCGCGGTCGCAACGGTCAGGTCACGGCTTCCGCGTTCCACGTCGGCGGCGTTGTAGTTGACGGTGACATTGCGGCGTTCGCCGCGAGCCAACGCACGGAACTCGTCTTCCAGGGTTTCGACGTCGTCCTCGCCGAGGTTCGGGTCGGGGGCGGTCGCGGCGTCACGGTCACGCTGTTCGGCCTGTTCCTGACGGTTGATCCGGACCGTGAGAGCTTCGATCTCGCCGTCGAGGCGGTCATAGCTCTGTGCTTCCTCGGAGCCGAGGTCACGGTTCGCGGCCTCGGCAGTGTCGATGAGTGTGCGGGCCTCGCCGATCAGACGGGCCCGTTCCTGCTTGAGATCTACGATGGACGGCATGTGCGTCCTCCTTCGTGTTGTTCGGTTTCGGGCCACACCTGCCGGCTGCCGCAACAGACGGTCATCGCATGGGGTCCGGACATGACGACGGCACCTGCCACGACAGGTGCCGTTCGCCGTGCCCGTGAAGTTGTTAGGCGGCCTCGTGGAGTTTGAGGCGGAGCTTCGCGAGCGCCAGCGAAGCTGCCGGGGGTTCCTCGTTGCCGACGGTCTCGGTGGCGCGCAGGCGGGCGACGGTGTCCTCCACGATCCGGGCGATCGCGTCATCGTCGGGACGCCCGGTGCGGACCTCGGCGAGAACCTCGGCGAGCGCGCGGGCCTGCCGTCCGGACTCGACCAGCGCGTCACCATCCATCGGGATCGGCACCGCGGAGAACTCCAGGAGCTCCCACCGGGCCGGAACACCCTGGTCGTTGACGTCGTACACGTCGAAGCCCACCGACACGGCAGACATAAACCCGCCACGGTACTTGCGGTCGATCTCCGCGCCGGTCGGGTCGTCGAGG